CTTAACGTATAAATCATCTAAAGAATCAGCTTCATGCTTATTAAGAGATCTGAGAGACTTACCATACTTCTCATCAAGCTTTGCTCTTAATACAGCTTCTTTTCTAGCAGCTTCAACAACTCTTTCTTGCAATCTTTTGCTAGTACTTACACCAGCACCAGCGAACATACGAGTAAAACCTTTAGCTTTGAAGTCTTTAATAGTTCCTTCAATAGGCGTGAAGTCTTCATCTTTTAAAGGTTGCATATATCTTATGAAGAAACCTTCGCCATCTGTGTGAGCTACAGTAAAGCTTCCTTCAGGCAGTCCAAGTTTCTTAGCTTTAAAGTATGCAGCTGCTTCATCCATTGCATGACTACCATCCATACCTGTACCAATATCAACAGCTACTAATGTTTCTCCTGAAGGACCTTGTACAAGATCTATAGCATTAACATCTGCAAGATCATTAAGCTCTTTACCATAGAGTGCTTTGAAGTTTTCCTTAAACAATTCTCTATTTACAAAGAGTTCTTCATCATCCATAACACCAGCCGCTCTAGTCTTATTAATGATCTCCATAGCTTCTCTATCAGCCAGAACATAAGCAACTTCAGACTCAAAATTCTTGCTGTAACATGAAGACTAACTGCCTTGGAAAGGTTTAAGAGCATTAGGTAACACATACTCCTCAACTACTGCAGCTCTATCACCTTCTTTAACAGCCGTGATAATGCCTGTCTTAGCTTGTGTTACTTTACCAGCAGCTTTAGCAGCTCTAATAGAATTATTAACAGCTCTAATAACTGGTGTAGCTACTTCAAATCCTCCAAAGAAGTCATTAAGAGTATTGGGATTGGTGTTAAATTCTTGCATAAAGGCATTAATAGTGGCAGGACCAGCCCAAGATTTCTTCCACATATACTCATCTACCTGATCAAGGAACTGTTTAAGCTCTTGTTGGCTATGAGAATTGGCATAATCCCAGATATATTTCTTCTGTCTATTTCTGATAGTATCTGATGAAAGCTCTATTGCAGACTCTTTACCAAAAGGAAACACATTACTATCTAAGATGTTAGCACCTAATGCAGGTATAAGAGTTCTTATGGCAGTTTCACCAGCATATGCAAGAGTATCTAAATCTCCTGCTTCAGGTTTGTATTCTAAAGGATTGCTCAATATCTTACCAAAGCGTTTCCAGTCTCTTGAGTTCTCTGCTTTCTCTATATTCTTCTGTCTCCAGCTCTCAATAATCTCTGCTTTGGCTAATGCATCTAACTGATCTTCTGTAAATGCACTATTAGCAGCATTGATAGCCGTCTGTTCATCTTCATTGTAAGCTTCTGCTATGCTGTTTATTGCTGCTTCTCTCTCTAAAGATATATCTTCATCATCCACAGAAGCTTTTAGTGCATAGTTTTGTACTGCTTCAGTAACATTAGCAGGCTCTGCACCTTCTAACATAGCACTCTCTGAAGCTCTATAAAGAATATCTAATTCATCTGCTACTTGCCGCTGTGCTAACTGTGCTCTTATTCCTTTAAAGTTTGCTGAAGGACTAATACCAGCTCTCTGTTGCAGTTCATATTCCCGCTCTCTCTGAGACTGTGGCATATCTTCAGAAGTTACATTAAAGTTTACACGTGATTCTTCTGCAGCATTTCCTAAAGTTAATCTTTCCATATCCAAATCCCATTAGAGTTACTTACAATAGATCTTGAGCCAACACCTCCTGTAGAAGCAATAAGGAATCTAGAGTCATCAACAGGAATATTAATAGGTGCTTTGCCTCTTAAGCCTGCATATCTGAAAGCACCTTGAAGCATATTAGAAACACCTGTAGCATAATCTCCAGTAGCTACTTGGCCTACACCTTGACCTATTCCAGCACCTGCAGCAGCGCCTCCAAGACCTGCTCCAACTGGCGCCAACAATCCTCCAGCAGCTGCTCCAGCTACTATGCCAGTTGTTTGGAAAGCTAATGATCTTGTTCTCTGTTGCTTCTGATACTTCTTATAATATTCATTAGCTTGCTGTTGTAGATCAGAGATCCTCTGCATTCTTAATGAGGACTGATAAGAGTATCCCATTTCACCTGCTAAGGAACTGTCAATATTAGACATAGCTCCAATAGCTGAAGAAGATGTAGCTAAATCTGATTGACTGGTTGTAGCAAGCTCTGCTCTAGCAAGTCTCTCCTGTCTGATATTAGCTAACAAGTTTCTACCAAACTCTTCATACTGCTGTTCCTTTTGTAGAGCTACTGCTTCAGCTTCAGCACCTTGAGCTCTCCTTCTCCATTTACTACCACTACTATATATTCCCATTATTGTCTCACTAATAAATTAATGCCAGCTAATTTAAAATCTTTATTAGAATCATTACGTACTTCTATTTGAAAGCTTTTACCCCTTCCTCTTACATGTATTCTAGATTCTACGTATTCATCATTTAAGAAATCCTTTTGAGGTCTGTAAGAATTCTGAATAAGATCCCATCTATTACTTTTAGAATCCATTGACCAGCCCCATCTCATTCTTAAATATGCACCAGAAGCTGCTAAGTATGTTCTAGGTGTTCTTAATTCTCTCTCTTCAGTTCTCTTAAATAATGTTTGAAGTATTGGAACTTGCTTATTCAAGTATGTATCCTGCAACACAATAGGCTTAGACACCATATAACTATCGTATCCATTAGTATCCCAATCAATAAACTCTCTGCTATTAAAGTCTCCAAAAGATAACTTACCATCTTCTGTAATAATATTGTGTTGTATTGCTACGTATCTATTGTAGTCGTTTACTTGCTCTTGTGCTATTACATATTTGTCACCAGCTATAACACGAGCACCATTAGCTCTTACATATTGTGTAGGTTGAATTTCAAAGCTGTCAACAGTATTGAACACAGCTACTACTTTTCCTCCATCAGATATCTTTAAAGGATAGAAAGCATTATATGTAAGATCATACACAAGACAACCATTAAGCTTTGAAAGATCTTCTACATCTAAAGGATAGAACCAGTAAATTCTGTTATTAACGTAGTCAAAGGAAGCTTGACAGTGCTCTTTAGAATACTTAGGAAGATCATTATAAAAACTTTGAATAGCATTCTGAGAAATGTTAGAAGCTGTTAAGATATTGTCAGTATTGTAGTTAATACCTATAGAAAAGATACCTAAAGGAGACCAGTAGTAGACTACGTTATTAGCTTGTACAACTGTTCTATGACCTATAATACCTGCTCTGGATAGCTCTACAGTATCATATTCAGTAGCTGTAAATCTACCTGTAGAGGGACTGATAAGACCAAACACAATATCTCTACCAAAGACTATCACACCTCTATTAAATACTTCTAAGGCTATACCTTCACCCATTGTTTGAAATTTTACATAGCCTCCGTCAGTTGGTAAAAGATCTGATATCTCTTCAGAAGTTGGATCAGCATCTTGATAGCATTTATCAAAGCCACTACTATCCTCTTTAATGGTCTGAGAGAATAACACAGTATCACCAGAAAGATAAAAGTATTTACCAGACATGTAAGCTACATCAGCAATCATATCAAGTCCGTGAGTGTACGGGAAAGGGTTACCATCTTCTGTAATAGCTAGCTGCAAAGATACTGTTAACTGTGTAGGACAACCTCCTGCATCACTTGTAGTAGAGCCATCATAAAACTCTGCAGTGAATTTGTACTGTTCATATGCAGTATCATTAGTAGGATATTCTAAAGTATATATTTCAGGGCCTGAGAAATAGTGTACATCAGAGAATACTTCAATCCAGTTGCCTTCCTTAAGACCCCATATCTTCATTCTTGCATTACCTCTATAGGTACCTAAAGAAGCTTTAGCTAGCTTTGTAATTAATGTTGAGAAGTTTACTACACAGGTCTTTGAAGTACCTACTGATGAAGGAATAACTACAGATATATTACGAATAGGGGACACATGCCAACTTCTAGAAGAGTATCCCCAGTTCTGATTAAGACTGTAGGAAGCTTGTCTAGCAGTTCCTAAAAGAATACCTGATGCAGACCCTCTATCTCTATCAAAGTAATCAAGTATGTAATGTCCTTTAGGAGCTGGTGTATTTCAAAAGTAAGTTGCTAATAGTTTCTCTGTATTAAAAGCACCTGAATCATCCTTACCAATAAACCATTGAAGGTTATTAGAAGGGTATCTAGAGACCTTTGTATGGAATGCTTCTATCTGTTGACGTGTCCATCCTTGATTTAAAAGATTGTATTCGTGTTCATCAGATAAATCAGTAGGTTGTGCATCTACTTTAAGACCATCATCAAGTCCTTCTAAGTCCCTGTACTTAAGGCTTATGATATCTACTTTAAATTCTTGATTATCAAAGTCATAAGATATATACAAGGGCTTCATATACTTAGACACAACCATCATCTTACCATCGCCAGAAGAATAGTTTACTGGATAGCTGTAGAAGTTTGCAGTATCTGTTACATACTTTGATAAGTCTACTGAATCAGGCTCTTTACTTTTACTGAAGGGTTTGGTACTAGCATCATAGAAGTACAGATGAGAACCCGCCTGCTGTACAATAAGATTTTTAGCAGTCTTTCCTACGTTCTTCCAATAGAATCCTGAATAAGATGATTGAGTTTCTTCAGGCACTTCAAAGCTTTGTCCATCTCTTTCAATTGCAATACCGTAGCGTCTACCTCTAATACCTTCAGGATAAATTGAACAGTTAAGTTCATCAGAAGTATTCAGAGGAGCATCTTGAATAGAGCTTGTTTCAGTATTCAATCCACCAATAAAAGGTGCTATAAAGACTTGTGAGTCTGGCATAGTTTTTTATATTCCCTAGTTCTTTTAGCGATATTAGGTTCTTTTCTAATCTCTTTAAGTTTTCTTTTAAATTCTTTATGGTTCTTATCTACAGTAATAGCATCTATATATGCACGGGCTTTATCAAGCATTGTGAAAGATCCTCCGATATAGCTATGTACATTAAGAACCTTCCAGAATCTCCCGCATCTAACTATTAAATAACCCTTCCATTCCTCTTTCGATTCTTCCATGTGGTACCGTCCTGTCCTCTTACACGTTGTGCATGCTTATCAGCTGTTACTTTCTGTTTCATTGCTCTATTATTCTCAAGCTGGTCAAATACTTTATTAAGCTCATATGCAGCTTGAACCTTAGCTGTTGAGAGCAATAAAGAGAAATGTTGTTCTGCTAAATCAGGAATAAAAGTATCATTAAGTTCAAACACAGGAGCCTTGATAGCGTACACAACAGTTCTTTCTTCCATTAGAGTGTGTTCAACTTCTTTATTAAAAGCATCACATACAAACTCTTTATCATTAAAGCTTGTAAAGTATTGTGGAGCCCTGTCATTATACACATTGTATCTAATACCAGATGAAGGATCTTTCACATTCTGTACATTTTCTTTTGTAGGATTTCTTCCAAGACACATATCAATGAACTTCTCAGGCTCTAACCAAGTTAAGTCAACATATCTTTCATTGTCTGCATCATAGTATTTGAATAGGTTTATCTGTTGTATGTCATCATTAATTTCAAATACTGTTGGAAGTTCTAGATTGGATTTTGAATGGAGCTGTACAAGATCTGCTTTAGCTTTAATGTCTCTAGTATACAGCAGATGTTCGTAGCTTTCTTTAACACATCTAGCAACTTGCATAGCTTCACGAGTATCTTCAATGGACTCTATCATCTGTCCATCAATAGCCTCAAGTATTCTCTGTACCATCTCTAATAATGTTTGTTTCATGTACTTCTCCTATGTCTTTATTATATCATAAACACTAAAATCTGTCAAGTTCTTTTGTGGGATATCATAATATCTCTAAGGATGGATAAGGTTGCATTCATCTCTGCAGTATTCTTTTCTAAACTTTTAACAATCTTTACAGTATCTTGCAGAAGAATTAATGAAGGCTTTATCCTAGCATCAATACGCTCATCAATTCTTTTATCTAGATTTTTAAAAACACTCCACATAGATGCAACAAAAGAGACGACACCAAGTAGGAAAGCTAAAATAGCCGTCAACTCATGTGTCATCCCTATGCTGTTTATTTGTTCTACTGTATCAATAGTTGTTTTCACATCTGTTAAAATGTTTTGCATACCTTTTAAATCCTATTAGCATACAAAACTTTAAAGACTAGAATTTTTCTATTGAGTGCTCAGACAGATAGTAGTGTGTTTTAGCAATGTCTTTCAAAGCTTCTGACATATCTTTAACGATATCAGACATCTCTCCTACTTCCTCTAAAGACCATTCTCTTTTTTCTCTACCAATCTTTTCAGATTTCTCAAGCACCATACTGATGCCAGCACAAATCCTCTTCTTATATTCTTCCATTTAATAGTCCTTTCAATAGTTCTACAACACCATCAGACACATCAACCAAACGAAAGTTATAAGTAGGTATGATATTAGAGAGCAGTGGAGATTTTGTTGAGACTAACGAGCGAGCTAATTCAGCATTAACCAGCCCATCATCGTCCATCAAAGGTTTCACTACGCCTTCAAAATTTTGTATTAAATCATTATACTATTTAGAAACTACAGTAGAACTTACAAGACTTTCTGCAGTTAATTTACTAGCTTCTACAGAACTGTCTACGTCTGTATCAGTTAATATAATAATTACAGATAGAACCGCAATAACTCCTGAAAGAATTATAGTAGTCCATTGCCAGGGCTTCACCATTTTATTAGCTATCTCCATAGCTTTACTGAGCTCTACTCTTGTTTCTTTAGGCATATTATAAACCTTTCAAAGTATAAAAGTCATCAGAGGATGCAGAAGAATATGGAAAATCTTTTTTAATACTATTAATCTGATCTTCACGTTCTAGTTTTAATTTAGAAATTTCTTCTAACACTTCTGCTGTCTGTTCTTCATCACGCAATCTTTGAATATGTGCTGTTAAATTATCTACACAAAAAGCGTATAAGCTTTGTCTAGCTTTCTTAGTTTCTTCATCAGTTGGATCTCTTGTTTCAGAAGTAGACACCAGCTGATACTTGCCATCTTTTAAGTCTTTGATCATAGCCTTATGAGCTGTTGCCCATATACTATGTTTTAGAAAATCCTCTTGTGTAAAAATATCTCCTATCTGCATATATTATCTCCTTATTGTTGTGCTCCTGAGAGACTCATTCTAATCTTACCAAAACCTCCATAGCAGCCTTTGCCGCCACCAGATCCTTGTGCAAGAGTTGTTATACCTTTTATACGTTTATTAAAGGTCATCGTAGTTGTAACATCAGCCTTTTCACCGCCTCCATAAGCAGTATCACCTAATGAAGTATTTGAATATACAACTTCAGTAGTACCGTCTTCATATGTTGCTGTGAATTGTACAAGACGCATTGTAAAGTTTACTTGTGAATAGTAATTGAATGTGACTGTGTATTTACCAGCTGGCAATGATTTGTTAAAAGTAATACTATCTTGCTGATTAAGGTTTCGTATACCGCCACCTTGTGATCCGGTAGAGGTTGCATCACCCCCCCATATTGCGACACCACTAGAGCTCTCCTTAATACTGTTAAAATCTTCTGCTTTTAAAAGACTTATATTCTTGTTATAAAGTAGATCATACTCAGGCTTTGTACCTTTCCACCAATACTTTCCATTGATCTTGATATAGGATTGTGAAAAATCTATTGAGCCTGCCCAAAATTGATCGGGGGACCTTGAAAAGTAGCTTATACCTATTGCATAAGGAATAGTAGGAACAAATATAGAATATGTATTATTTATCCTAATTTCTTCTGTCCAGCTCTGCCCATTATCTGATGATATATCATAAATATAATGGGCAGCGGCTATTCCTACCCTAATAAACCTTAATCTAAATAAGTAATATGTGTCTGTATCTAAAATGGTAAAGCCTGTAACAGCTGAAGCAATATTCCAAGAAGAACCATTTGAGGATAGATATAATAAGGGCTTTCCATCTTTTTCTAAACCCATTGTTATATATCCATAGTCTTGCCCAGCAGTATTTCCAGATCCAATCAACCAATCTCTGTGACTTCTTGTTGCAGCTGTTTTAGCTCTTATAACTATCTCCCAACTATTGTCACCAGGATTAAAGACTTCTGGCATAGTTAAAAAGTTTCCTAAACTAATTCCGCTAACAACGTTATCAGTTATAGTAGGGCTTCCAACAACTGTTGCATTAGGTTCGGTATTGCCAGTAGGCTTATGAATACTTAGTATCTGTTTAACGTCTGGTTCAGAATATGTATGGTCTTCTTTAGTACCTTCTACAGATTTAACAGCTTTCCATATAGTATCACCAGTTTCTGAATTTATTATAGATACTCCTCTTAAATCAAATGATCCTTCTGCGTATTCATCATAGCCAGATCGGTTCGTCCAGTTTCCGAATGATACGCTATTGCTAGTTAATACTCTAGGAGGCAATGTACTACTAAAACTTTTTTCAAGAGTCCATGTTTTGCCTTTGTCAGTTGATATGTAAAAGACATATGCTGTGCCTGTAAATCCAAATTTAAAATAATACTCAACGTTTGATGATAGAAGTGTAGTACCTATAACATCGTTAGCAATTACTGTGCCGCTGTTTGTTTTTGCATACATAATTAAATAGCCATTGTTCGCCTTTAAATACATTGCATTATATGTGTCACAGATTAGAGTGTATTTATTAGGATCGTCAAAAGTATAATTAGTGATGACATACCACATATTTGTTACGCTATCAAAATCATTTTTTGTAACTACTTTACTTGACATAAATTGATCGCTGCTTGGCCTAGCTATGAAATTATCTATGGTGTTAAATGAAGGAGAATAATCAGGTGTCTCTTTCCAATACTTCTTAGGACCTGAATAGTATATATCTTCTATCTTTCTAGGCATATCATCATAGGCTCTCCATGTCTCTTTATAGTTTACTTTTGTTAAGCAATACTTAAGATCTATAGAGGCACCTGGAAAGTATGTTCTATTAAACCATCCAAAATAAATATATTTATCTTTCATTTTAACATATTTAGAATAGTCTGGATGTATTGATATATCATGGTATGTGCTACCATTTGGTCCCTCTTTTATATCTACTCCTATATACCCAGGTTCGCTCTCTATTGTTATAATATATTCTTTACCTGCCTGTAATACATAAGAGCCATATACTTGATCAGCAATATCCCATGATGTACCATTAGAAGATGCAAACAAAGCTAGTTTATTATTATTAGCTCTTAATAAGAATGTTAATTCATCACCGGAAACAATCTCTGTAATAGTTGATGGATTTGTAAAAACTATAGATAATTGTACTACCCATTTCATAGAAGCCTGTGCAGATTTAAGAGGCTCAGGTGTTCTAACATAACTTGTTTTGCTAAAGCCACTTACAACAGTTCCGTTTATAGTTGGATTACCTACTACAGTTACATTCAATCCTTTTCTAGTACCATTGTATACCGTCATTCTGAAGCCTCTAGAATATAGTAAAATGCGTTTTCATCAGGTGTCTCTGGCAAAGCATCAACAACTATATGAGGAACTACATCTAACACACCCCAGCTAGCCGTTGAGCCATCAGTAGTTAAGTATTTACCAGACTGTCCTGTTTGATCCGGGAGAGCATTGACATCAACTACAGTAGAAGGCATTATGAAGACCTTATGACTTTCTGCAGTAATAGCAAAACGAGTCTCGAAGATCCATCTCCAACCAATATCTGTAGTGTACTTCATAACTTGCTTAAGCTCTCCTACAGTAATAGGCTGTGTTAAATCATCATGCAGTACGTTAACAATATTGATGTAGTCTTCACCATTCTTAATTACAATCTTAATACTATCATCAAGACTTCCTACGGCCTGAAAAGACAGATCCAATTCATAGCAGTAGTTGTGTCTAATTGTATAAGGATTTGGATCAGTTGTTTCAAATGTTAAAGTATCTCCTTCAAGAGTACCTATGAAACCTAATTGAATACCTTTTCCAACATTATCGTATACAACTTTAGCAGTCTTTAAAGGAGTCATTGCAGCACTATCGTCAAAGCCTTCAATAGCTTCTGCTTCTGTTGCAAACTTTACAATACCTAATGTGTCTTCAGTTGCAGGCTGTATACCAACTACTTGCTGAGCTAATTCAGCCTATCCTTTAGCTGAGTGAGTACCCCCAATACCTTCAACTTCTGGATCAGTACCCTCTGCCCATATCTTAGCATTAGCAGCTTCTTTAATATCTTCAATATTATCAGCAGCAACTTGAACAGCATCTGCATTATTTGCAACAGTTACAATGCTATCTTTAATAGAGTTTGCTGTAGTAACTGCATCCATATTCATAGACACATTCTGTACTTGCTCACTTATGCCAGCTACTGTAATAACATCCATAATATCAGTAGCAACTTCTTTTACTTGTTCAATCCCTTCTGCTACTTTATTTATATCTTCAGCAGAACTAGCAGCAGTATTAATGTTGCTTATATTAGCTGCTACAGATTTAATGTCAGTCTCATTGCCAGCTACAGCAGTTACATCAGCAGAAATACCAGCAACAATATTAACATTACCTGCAGCACCTGCTACAGTATTAATATTAGCTTCATTAGCTTTTACAGCATTAATGTTTTCTTTATTAGCATCAACAGCTACAACAGCTGCAGAGATAGCTGCAACACCTGCTACAGCTGCAATAGAAGCCGCAACAGTATCTACATTAGCTTTATTATCAGCTACAGCAGTTACATCAGCTATATTAGTTGCAACAGAATTTACATCAGCAATGTTAGAAGCAACTACACTTACATTATCAAGATCTCCTGCAACAGCTTTTACATCTTCCATATTGCTGTTGAGTTTTACAATCTCGCTATCTTCACCCTTCTGCAGATCTTCTGATACAGCTATAAAGCTTTCATCCTGCACTACACTATCTACATATTCTTTAACTTCTTTAGCAGCATTTGAAGCAGCTAATGCAGTCTGTGCAGAAATAGAAGCAGCTTGTGCGGATACTTCAGCTCGTGAAGCACTTGCATTGGCTTCTGCGGCAGCTAGAGCAGCACCTGCAATATTATCTTTAATCTGTCCGTATGTTACATAATCATTATCTTCAACAGCTTCTGCACCATTGATAATACGTCTACTGTTCATATCCAGCTCTGCATCCATAAAGTTAGGAGTAGTGCCATCACGTGATAAAGTATTCTCAATAGCTTTTTGAAGGCTATTGAAGTTTTCATTAATTAATGCTGTGGCTGCTGTGTCATTATGCGTAACACTATCCAGCCTTTTAATTGCTACTTTCACCATCTTTTAATAATCCAATACCTTTTAAAGCTGTTATAACTGAAGAGAGTTTTTGATCAATCTTGCTTACTTTTTCTTTAGTACTATTAACAATACTAACAAGATTTAAATAAAGTCTATAAATTTCTACTGTGTTCTTATTAATAGTCACAGTCATTTCTTGTGGGATTTCCTGATAAGATAAAAGATCCACAAGAGTACCTGTAGCAACCTGTGCAAGAGTATCTCCATTAATTGCAATTATGTTAGTAATATCTCCAGTAGCTTCATCATCTACAGCAGGAACTGTAATGTCTAAAGAACTTACAGGAATCTTTTTAAATTCACCTGAGCCTTCCCCATCTGCAATATAAGAAGTGCCTGCAGAAGCTGTTGATGCTCCTTTAGGCTCATGCAGTAATTCATCAGGAAGTTCTCGATGCTCAATATCACCTGTTGCCATTTTAAACCTTTCTTAGAAATAGGTAAAGGGGCAGCCTAAGCCACCCCAATACTGTTAGATGAACTCAATTACCGCTTTAGCTTTCAAGCCAGTCTTCGTACCACCAGAGACAACATATCTGTCTTCAGCCATACGAGTACCGATAGCAGCACCAGCAGCAGCATTGACAGAGTTATCACCAGTCGGAGTAGCCGCAGCTAACAAAGCTTTAGAATCCGTGCCATCTTTTTTAACCAAAGACAACGTAACGTTTGCAGCGCTGCCCTTAACTTCCGTCAACAGATAAGCAGCAGTAACAACAGCACCTGCAGGGATGTAGGCCTGTCCATTACCAAAGCCCGTACCAACGTTGGCAACAGGACCATTCTCATCTACAACAACTTCAATAAAGTTGCGCATACCTTCGGCAGGTTTAGCAGAAGAATCGTATTTAACATCACGACCTTCACCAGCACCTACATACCGAGTTACACCAAAAGATCCAACATATTCACTCATTCATTTTCTCCTTATGCACCAGCAGCTGCTTTAGCAGTGATAGTGGAATCAACATCCTTACAAAGGATAACAACCAGGTTTTCAACATCACCCAGGCCAAGACCGTAACGAGCAATTGTTACATACTCTTCACGCTGTTTAGCCATATTCCACTGACCTTCAAACTTCGGCATCTGTCTCCAAGCCATACGGAACGGTCTACGCTCAGGAATGTTAGCAAACAAGATAGCTTCACCAGCATTGTTCAATGCAGTAAATTCCTGTTTACCTTCACGATCCTTCAGAGCTACTTCACCAGAACTGGTCGGCAAGAACTCAGAGGTGTATACATCCCATCCATAAATGTTGAATGAGAAGCGCATACCAGACATAGCACCATCACGAACAATGCCTTCGAAAGACGGATTGTAGTTCAAGGAAGCTTTGATACGCGGGTTGGTTACGAGTGCATATTCCTGATAAGACGGGATGATAGCAATCTTCGGACCAATGTAGTTTACTTTCTTCAAGGCTACAGTAGCATATGCAAAGTCTTCAGGAGTCAATACGCCCCAACCATCATCAACAGTACCAGCTACGAAACGATGCTGCATGCCATTGATAGTGTTGGAATCATTGATAGTCTGTTTGTTAGCCAGTTTCAGGATCTTCTGTTCCAGATCAGCAGCAATAGCACGAGCTTCCAAAGCAGGTACTTTAGCCATAATCTGAGAAGCCAGGTAAGAATCCTGTGCAAACTTAGCAGTTACATAGTGACCGCTGTTAACATATTCGTTAATCTCAAAGTCCCGAACACCAAATTCAATACCTTTGAAATCGATCTCTTCGCCTTCAGCATAGTCACTTACAGTTGCAGAACCCATTTCAACATCCTGCCATTTGTCTCCATCCGGGAAGTCTGTGATCTGGTCTACATAATTCATAGCAATCAGTTCAGGTTCCAAAGCTTCACGAAGCATACCAGAGTATACGATAGCACGGATCACTGCCTGACTGTTCTGGGTATTAATGCCATTTAAATCAGCCATTATAATCTCCTATTAAATTACCATTTGATATTAGCAAGCATTTCAGGATTAGCTAAAGCCTTCTTCATAAACTCAGCAACCTTTGCAGGACTGCTATGAGCTTCTTTATTCTTGAAGAAAGCCTCTGCTTCTGTGCTTGCAGTTTCTGTAGAAGCATGTCGAGAACTCTGCAAGAAGTTTACTGAATCATATGATACAGTTTCTTTAATTCCAAACATACTCTTAAAAGCCTTCGGACTTGTCTTTGCAATACCTTCGAGATATTCTACAGAACATCCAAGTTCCTGAGCTTTATTCTTTAATGCAAGTTCTACATCAGCGTTTAAGCTGGCAACAGCTTGTTTACAATTTGCTAAGTTGCTCTCAGCCTCTGTGGCTTTATTAGCTTCTTGCATAGCATTGAGAGCTATCTGTTTAATAGCATCCTCTGGTAATGGAGTGTTAGTATTCTCCGTGTCCATTTTATTCTCCCTAATCTGTTTTAATTGTTCTACGACATTGCTCTTCTGAGACAGCTCTTCTACTTTTGAGTTGGCTTCTTTAAGGTCATTCAAAAGTTTTTGAATATACTGCTCTTTCTGCTTAGCACCTTCAAACAAATCTTCAACAGATTTATAGACAGAATGCTCTCCAACGACGTAAGTAGTAGTTGCTACAGACCCGTTATTATCTGTAACAGCTTCTGAAGTAGTAGCTTCGTTAGCCATTAACAATTCTCCTTCTATTATCACAGTTCTATTATAACATATTCACGCAACTTTGTCAAGCCTCTTTTAAGACCTAACTTGTAAGCTTGTTCAATAGCCCAGTTAGGATTCTTAAAGTCTTCATCAGATATCTTGTCAGCTTTATCAAAGTCTTCAACACAGCACTTATCAATTAATTGTAGCACTGGTGCAGCATCTTTTATAAGTCTTTTAAAAGATTCTCTCTCAGCTGCAGATACTTTACACAATAGCTTGTTGCGCATTTGTAATACCTCTCACTTGTGTTTCTTCCATCTGCTGTCTGCCAAACTCTTGATACTTAGCCATTTCTAATTCAGCATCTACACGTGCATTAGGCTGTATGATATCCTTATACTTATCAAGACCAGTAGTATGTGCAATAACCTTAGCAATAACTTTAGGATTAAAGTAGTTAAACACAAGCTGGTCAGAAGGTATAGCACTATTATAAAGCTGCATGATGGTCTGTGCTTGTCTTGCACGTTCTGTATAAGTATTAGAGCCAGTGGCTATAAAGCGCCCTTGGACAGCCATATCTTGTACATTAACTTCTTTAAACAGGATAACACCATCCTCATTCATCATCTTAACACGAGTAACTCTAGTAGGATCTGAGAGATACATACGCATCATAAGAGTTAGCAGAGGTTCTAAGATCTCCATTTCAAACTTACGTGTCTTCTCATTGAACAATCTGGAAGCAGCTGTATTAAGCTGAGATACCTCAAAAGCTGTCTTCTCTCCAGGAGTTCTAAAGCCCATAGCTTCTCTAGGTGTTCCTGCCATCTCTTCCATAAGCATCTGATACCTGTCGACATAAGTATCAGCAGCCAATGCAGTAGCATCAGGAGAGATAGTTTTAAAGTCTCCATCAACATCAACACCTACATGACAACCAGGATACAGATACTCAGGCATCTCTACATCACCTTTAGTAACCCACATAGGATTGCTGATATAGTTAAAGATATCGGCTCTCTTATTCTCTAAGAAGTCCACCATAAACTGCATACCTTTAATATTATCTAATGGTGACATACTCCAGAGATTATCTTTACGATCTCTCCAGCCAGCTTTAAAGATATTACAGTTAAATCCAAAGTTCTTGATAGGTTCTTCAAGAAGGACACTACATCTATCCATTACTACTATCTTAGAGTTCTTATACAGCTTGTTTCTTTCCACATCATAAAGATCTCCATAGAACGTAAGAAGCTCTACAGTATCTGATGCATAGTACTGTGACCAGTTGCCACATCCTGCAATAGAACAGATATCATTCTTAATAGACTCAGCATTAGTAGTGGACACAGCCTGTCTAATTCTACTACGTTTCTCTAAAGCTCTATTCAAAGCTTCTTTATATACTTGAGCACTCTCGGGCAACTCTTCAGCTTCTGCTACAAGTTCTCCTAAAGTTTTAATGGTTCTAATAATCTTAGGAGTCTTCTCAAAGCTAATTGCAAGAGGATCGAAGAATACATTTAAAGGATCTAAGCGAATTGCTTTAGGACCATTGTATACATTGGCTACACCAGATTCAAGCTTAAGAGTTTCATTAACCATAGCTACAGTAGTGAAAGCATTACCATAGTCTACATAGTCTTCCACAAGTTCTCTGATAGTAGGCTGGAACTGGCTATCGTGTAGCATCTGTGCCATCAAAGCCTTTAAGGTATCCTTAGTATTAATATCAAGAGATTCTTCATTATAAGCTTCCCAGTCTACATAATCAGGCAAAGAGAACATAGCATCTAAGTAATATGTGATAAGCATATCACGGATCTGTGTAATCTTAGGAATGTGTGTACAGTTATCAGTGTCCTTAGCTTGATTAAAGATATCCCTTGTGCTAGTTGCATACAAGTTTTCTAAGGTCTCTTTAGCATTGTTATACCATCTATCTCTTGCACTTTCCCATGCTACAAACTTATTTGCAATAGCTGTAGCTAGGTAATCGGGCTCTTGCATCTCCATAATGTCTAAGGTTCTAGGCATATATTATACTCCTCCAAAACGGCTTAATACTTTTATTTCAGTTTTCTTTTGATATCGTGTTTGTTTAGGGGCTACAGCAATGGATATCGCATCTGCTAAAGCGTTCTTAATATCATCGTGAGCGGGCTTAAGTTGTTTAAGTTCTTCTTCAAGAATCTCACAGTTACCCCCTCTATAATGAAATATTTTGTGATCCTCGTATAGAGGCTTTAATACAGCTAACACACGCTCTTCTTTCTTTGTCTGAGGTCTGTAATCCTCTATCACAAGTCTTATACTATTCTCTGCCAGTTTATCTTTAAGAGCTGTAACAATAACTTGCTGAGCTACTGTAACTTCTGCTCTCAGCTTCTTAAGATTGTATTTCTGGTGAATAGCTATTACGTGATTGTAATAGTCCTGAATACGATCTGTCTTAAATCTATCGATGTCTAACACATACCTATTGTTATCAGAGTCTACACCAACCACTACAATAGCTGTGCTATCTGCTCTCACATGTGCACTAAAAGCAAAGTCAATAGCTGCATACACATTCAACTGTCTATCCTTAAGATGATATATGCCAGCTTTAGTATACAGATGATCTCTGTTATAGTACTCAAACATATCAGCAGTAATCAGAGCAGAGCCAGCATCGTTAGGATCGTTGTAGTATTGTGCATAGAACTGTGACTTGTCTATATAGTTTGCTTTAATTCGTGCAAGCTCTCTAAAGTCGAAGCCATAGCTCTTGCCGTCTTTACGGACCTGTCTATTCCACAAGAACTCTCCATTCTCTTCAACAGATCTTTGCAGTACTTCCCACTGAGGTTCTTTACCAATCAACTCTCCAGCATCATCAAAGATCTCTACAACAGTCTCTTGCATTACACTGTATATATCTTTAGGGTGATACCTTGTACCAACTGCTAGAATCTTACCACCAGGGTTAAGAATTGATTGCAACTGTGAGTATTGTGATATAACTTGTCTACGACCTTCTTCAGTATTGTTCTTAGGTACCACCATATCGTCTAATACAATCAGATCACAGTGTGCACCAGTAATGTTAGTAGTCAATCCACCAGCTTTAACAGTACTATCACGAGTTCCTTCAGCTTTACGTCTAGGATCGTCTACACATATCTCAGTTGTTGTCCACTTCTCACGTTTACCTTCATCAACATTGATAAGCTCTGGCCAGATTCTTCTAACAATGGGAGAGTCTAGTGTAGCTTTGATAGTACGTAGCTGGCTTTCTGCAAGATCAGATGTAGCAGAGAGGTAAACAATACTAACGGAAGGGTCACACACAATACGCCAACAAGTATACATAGCTGCATAGAAGCTTTTACGGTGTCCACGAGGGTAAAGAACAAGTCTATAAGGTTTGTAATCAGGATTTGTAAGAAATTTACACAACTCTTCATGGCACACTCCCATAACATTGTAAGGTGCAACCAGTTTTACAAAGCTTATGAAGTCAGCTTCAGCTAGTTTACGGATTTCATCAGTTGCTGCCAAGGTTTATTACTCCTGTATACGCTTGATTGCATCCATCAACAGCTTATCATCAGGCTGTGGCTGTTCTTTTTCCTTCTTTGGCCTACCTCTACCAGTAGTTGATGAAGATTTGTTGTTACGTTCCACCAGATATTTAAGAGCTTGAAAGGAATTCTTGTTATTTTCATCAAAAGCAGTGCTTACAATCTTAGACATAGCCTCTGATAACAGTCTTCCTTCAGCTTTAGCCTTCCATTTAAGGTAGTGAGGGTGTATAAAACGTCCATTCTTAAACTCTTCCCAGTGTTTTACATCTCCTTCAAAGGCATCTTCAACGAAAGAGTACTCTGTAGGGTCTGTGTAATGCTCTAGGAACAGTTGTTCAAGGCTGTATAAGCCGTCTTCATGTTGTGGAGCTAGTGTAAAAGTAGGTTTGTAGTCACCTCTACAGCTTTCCATAATCTCTACAATACCTACAACAGCTGCATTGGTGATATATTTGCCACGTTTACGATCATCTTTCCATATTACTTTAGTCATGTTGACATCCTTTTTAAATTTACAAGAGCATTATAACATATTTATTAAGAATTGTCAACAGTTTTATAAAAGCTCCTAGGAAGGCTGTACAGAGCAATCTGTAAAAGTCTGGTAGAGTTACTGCTGACAGTCTTTAAAAGCTTCTGTACGGGCTTCCTACGGGCTCCTAGAGGCATGTCAATAACTTGTTTACAGTCTGCCTCCAGTTGCTGGAATTTTGTGGAGAAATTTTTACGACGTATTATTGAACCTTAAACAACCCCCAACACCCCCTTGCCACCCCTTCAACAGCCTTGCATAAACTTCAATACCCCTTCAACAGCCTTGCAAAAGCCTAGTGACAACCTTGCAACAGTCTTTAACCACCCCCTTAACAACTGTTAACAGCTTGCAACAGTCTTTAACCAACTGTAACCAACTTTAACAGGCCCGCTTGCAACAGCTTGCAACAGTCTTTAACCAACTGTAACCAGTTGTTAACAGTTTTATTAATTTAACAACCTATTAACAACCCTTAACCAACTTTAACCAACAAAAACAAACTGTTAACAACTGTAAAAATTTAAAAATACCTATTGACAATTTAAAAATATCTGTTATAGACTAGTTATAAGTTAATATAAATTTTAACATTACGGCAATAAAAACTTTAACGGCTGTTACAATTTACAAGGGGTTTATTGCGAATTAACAACGGAATCAATAGAACATTTAAACATTTTTTAAAAATAATTATTGACAAACGTAACAATTGTTGTTATACCTTAGACAAGTTTTAGAAAAGGATTGAATAAGATGATAACAGCTGAAGAAAGAGACATCAAAAGGAAGTTAAAGAACAATTTGATTCTATCAATAGTCCTTGGCTTGCCTAAGAATTATTAAAATAGCACTTGAATAGTAGCAAAGCTACATATGACATACTTAAAAAAGTATTGACACCAAAGAAAATATATGCTAACGTAAACACACTTAATAAATTTGTGAAAGGAAAGAGAAATGACACAAACAGCTTTACAAATCTTGGCTAGCAACCTTAAGACTATTAAAAACAGCAGACAGAAGTACGAAACAACTGTGCAAGATTCTATTGAAGTCTTTTTGAACAACTATGAGGGTGCTTTAAGTCGTAACAGTAAACCTTTGCAGGACTTATTGGGAGCTGTAGCACCTAAGGACGTTCAAATTATCAAATGGTACCTTGCAAAATGCTCTAATATCAAAGCCCTTAAAAGCAATGATAAAGGCAACTTGCAGATTGTAACAATTGATAACAAGCCTTTACAAGTCAATGACTATATCGTTGATCACTGCTGGTATGACTTAAAAGTATCTGTTAAAGTCACAGAGGATTTTAAAGACTTAAGAACAATGCTATCAAGTTTTAATAGCTTTCTTAACAAGGCTATCAAAAGCAAAGAAAAGCTACAATTAACTGATAAAACTATTGCAGACTTGAGCACTTTAAAGACACAGTTAGAGTCTTATAAATAGCTATAAAAGGGCTATTAGCAAACTGTTAGTAGCCTTTTGATAGTTAGTTATGGATTTATTAACTAGCTAAGGACATAGTTTAAAAGCTATTTTAAGGACTATAGACAGGGGTTATTTAAAATTTGGTATAACTTATGCCTTATTATAAACTTTCCTTTGTACGCCCTTAAAAAGTGCCTTTAAATGGTTGTTTACAACTGCACCCACTGTAAACAGTCTTTAAAAGTTTGGTGCAAGATACATCTTTATGGTGTACGATTGCAGTTGCCAAACTGTTAGAGAGGCTTTTTAAGGCCCGTACAGAGGGTTTTATAGTTTTATAGTATAGTCTATCATAAAAACTAAAAGAGTGTACTGTACGGGCTTTAAACAGCTTTTAAAAGGGATATTATACTATGAAGGTAACACACATAAAAGAATCTGTTAAAAATAGAACACATAAAGGCAACTTAAACAGCCGTACTCACTACAGAATAACTTTAACAGAACAACACAAGACTATTATTGCTAATAGAAAACATAAACTATCTATCAGAGACAATAACAACGGCATTGATAAAGACACAAGAGATTTTATAATTAATAAATGGTGTAATGCTGGTTATACTCTAAAAGACTTTTATAGTGTCGGAGTAGTTAAAGCTATACAAATACTAAGTAAATAAAATTAACACAAAACCAAGAGCCCTTATACAGGACTTGTTAAAGACAGTTAAGAGTTATTCTTTTAATAGTCTTTAACAAGTCCTGTATAAGGGTTTAATAGTTTTTAATAAGGAGTAATTAATAATGTTATCTAATAAGTATAAACAGTCTTTAAAAGATTTAAACAGTAGAATAGAGCTGTTAAAAGATAGAATAAGTCTATTAAAGACTATTAAAGCTAATAAAGGTATAATAGATATTAAAGATTATACTGCTGTTAAAGAGTCTTTAACATACTGTAAGAGTCTTAAGAGAACTATTAAAGCTAATACAGCTATTACAAGTCTTTTAAAAGACTATTAATAGACTATTAATATATCTTTAATAATAGTATCACCCCCTGGCAACCTACAAGGTTATTATACAACACTTTATAGAGGTTGTCAAGTACTTTTTTAAAGGAATAAAAAATGTATTCTTTTGTAGAAAATACACCAGTCTTTTTTAATTGTGGAGTGCTTAATAAGTATTTACATACTGTGTTACCATTATATAAACTAGACACCTATTATAGTTACTTATTTAGGTGGTTCTTATTATAATTTTAACAGTCCGTACACAGATTGCTCTACTAATAAATTGATATTCTTAGGAGAATTATAAAGATGTATAAATGGGAACTTGATAAACCTGTGTTGTTTCAGCCTAGAGAAATTGTTGAAAATTTAAATGCTCTTTTTAATGTTACATTTAGAGAGCGTTATTGTAGATGGTTTGAACACGTTATCGAAAATAATATCCATCAGCCTGTTATTATAAGGAAGACAGGAGCTTTTGAATACATATATCAAGTTTTTGGAAGTGTCTCTTATAATGATACAATACGCAGAGGAAATTATATAAGATATAATCAGTCTCAAATTACATTAGGAGAACTTTAATGATTCATTTAATAGACATATTAAAGATTGCAGTAGGTGTTTTTAATATGGTTCTGAAAGATTCATAAGCTGGTAACAGCTATGATAGCCGCCCTTAAGAGGGCTTGTTTTAACTTAATAGAAAAGGAAAAGAATATGTTGGATATTAACAAACTGATTGCTGATTTGAAAAAAGCTGCTGGTGATTCTGTAAATATCACTGTCAATGTTGTTTCAGCTGATACAGCAGCTCCTGAAATGCCTTACACAGACTTTAATGTAGGTGATAGAGTTATGGTATGCCACATTAAAAAGGATGGTACAGGCACTAAACATACTTGGGGAACTGTAACTGAGGTTCTTCAAAAGGATAATAAAGGCTGGTACACTCGTGTTGCTGGTGATAATGACTGTCATTACAAGACTGGCCTTAAGTATGATGAAGAAAGACTTGGGTCTAAAATCATTAGCTTAGACTAATAGTAGGCTTGTGTAATCGGGGAGCTTTGCTCCCCGTATTCTTTTATGTAGGAGAAGTAAAGTGCAAAACGAAGAGATTATAAGAGCTTTTAGAGCTATTGAATTATTGTTTAAAGATATTGATGTGTCTAAAATGAAGAGAGAAGACCTATCAAAGATAGATAAATCTGAAAGTGATACCTTTATTATGGCTATCGATGATAAACTTAAAGAGTTCTTGGAAGTATTTAATAGCTATGTTCTCAGAGATAAGAAAGTTTATTCGTTGATAAATGAAGAGTATCTTAAAAAGATTGAAGGTAAAGTATCTTTAACAGTATCTTTCGATAATTACATTGATACTTTAAGACTCCTTAAAGCTGCTGGTATTGATGCTTATCCTGATATTGATGAGTGTCTGTTAAATCCTGATTTCAAAAAGCATATGGATGAAATTGATGCTTCCTTTGATTACTCTCAATCTGTTGACTGTCCTTTGAAGTCTCTTAATCCTTTGGAAGAATTGAAAGCTTTACTAGCTTTGTCACAATATCCTAATGGACTTGGTAAAGAAATCTATGAGTACGCTAATAAGGAACACGAGTTTGTACTTGAAGCTTTCAAAGACTTTAAAGTTACTAACAATCGTATCTTCATTCCTCTTTCAGAAGCTGATAGATACAGACTTAAGCAGTTCCTTGTTGAACGTAAGCAAACAGATAAGCTCTCTATGTACTCTGAAATGAAAGCTATTGTTATCTCTAAGAATCCTATTGATTATTTCTATTGTTCTTATGGTAATGCTTTTCAATCTTGCTTTGCTCTATCATCTAATTATAAATGTTGGTATGGCTTTGTTCCTTTTGTAACAGCTGATGAAAGCTTTATTGTGTATGGAACTACAGGGGATGTGATGAAAACATCTGTTATCTCTGGCACAAAATTCCATAGTCCTAATATGTTATGGAGAGCTTGGGGATATGCTGATGAAAATAAAAACTTGTTGCTTGATAAAAAGTATCGTAACAGTAACTACAATCTTCTTATTGAATTCTGTTGCAAGTTCTTAAAAGATAAGTTCAATGCTATCTGTGATGGTCCTCATAGTTCAGATGAGAGAAGAAGTCTTTTTAATGGAGGCAAGGGATTGTATAGAATCTTTAGAGAAGAATTAAAGTTCTATTCAGATTCTTTAATAGCTGATAACAGAAGAAAGAAAGTAGACTTTAAGTATGGCTGTGGTATCAATATTGATGCAGAGTATATTCCAGAATGGATGAGAGATTACTCTGATTTCCTTACATATGCAAAGTCTTGTAGTAGCATTGGTTCTATAAACTTAGACAGTCCTAGTGTTATTGTTAATGGTGTTCTCTTTACACCTAAGAGATGTCCTATAACAGGTTTAAATATTCCTGAAGAAAAGAGTAAGCACGAATACTCAAAGTATTTTTCAAGTCCTGTTTCATCTCTTGCTGTCATTACTTATATTAATGGTGGTATTCTATTGGATTCTATCGCATCTTCTTCACGTGAAATTTCTACTTCTCACTTCGGTATTAGAGGTGCTAGAACAGATAGAAATATATTCTCTGAAGGATGTTTATATCTTTATAAAGGTATTAATTCTTCAGTATCTATGCCTTCTTTAAAGTCTTTGAAAGAACATCTTAAAGGATACATTAAAGAGACTTCTTTAGATGCTATCTTGTTGAGAGTTGTTGAAGATGACAAAGTAACAATACAAGTATTTAAAAGGTAAGCTTATGAAAGATTTAATAAAACTTTATTCTATCTATTCAGTTGGTCAAACTGATGGTGAGAGAGAAATCTGTGATTGGATTTGTGCAAAGCTTGACAGTCTTAAGGTAGTTTATAAAAGGATTGGTAACACTATCTATAGCTTTACAAAGAACAATAAGGTTATGTTATCAGCTCACTTAGACCAGGTAGATACTAATGGTAAGCCTGCACATTTCTATCAAGATTCTATTGGAAATATTGCAGCCTTTAATAGCAAATGGCAAAGGACTTCTTTAGGTGCTGATGATAAGAACGGTGTGTGGATTATTCTCAAGCTCCTTGAAAAGGGTTATAAGTTTGACTTTATTATTTCAGAGTGTGAAGAATGTGGAGGCTTTGGAATAGCTAAAGTAAACCCTTATATAGATGAGTCAGCAGCTTCTTATTGTCTTGTGCTAGATAGAAAAGGAAACTATGACATCCTTAATAAGGGTGGTGCAACAGTATATTGCCAAGCTCTTGCACATAACCTTAAGAACTTTTTTAACAATGGTTACTTTGTTACTACTGGAGGTATGTCTGATACACAAACAATATGTAAGCATAAAGAGTCTGTTAATATGTCTGTTGCATACTTTGGACCACATACTAAAGATGAATACACAGATTTTAATAGATTAAAAGAAATCTTAAATGATGTAGAGAAAGTTGTTAAAGGAGACTTCGTGCATTACGCTTCTAAGCCTGCTGATTACACTCCTACATCTGTAACAGCATACCCTAAGCATTTGTGGAAGGATATTTATGATGCATAAGTTATTTGAATATGGTAAAGTATATTTATCAGATGATAAAGGCAATATAGTAGGACCTTATAAAAGCACTGTTGAAGCTTCTCTATATGCTGTAGAGAATGACACGATACTTATTGCATTAGACCCTTTAGTAGGGCGTAAGAAACCTAAGAAGACTGTAACAGGTATCACGTTGAACTTCAATGATAACACAATAGATATTAAAGGTGCTGCTTGTTGTGGCTATGAAGAGGGTACTGCTAGTATCAAAGATGAAGATTTAAAAGAACCTCTTAAGCTTATTGATAAGTGCTACTCTGCTTTTAAGGATACTGAGGTTATTGGCACACCACCAATTGCAGGAGAATGTTTAGATGCATTGTTATATATGTGATAGGGAGACTACTAACTTTAGGAAAGACCCTGATGGTTCCTTTGTTTGTATTTGTTCTTCTTGTAGAAAAGCAATCAATGATTGTAACAAAATCTATAAAGATATATATGAGGATGATGTATATGTAAAGGCATCTTCAATGTCTGATGTAGAACTTATAGAGTACATTGATAAATCTATAAAGGAATAGCTACGATGTCAAATACATTTATGTATATTAAAGTAGATAAGAATATACCTGTGAAAGAGTATTTAAAATTCTTTGAAGATAATTTTAAAGGTGACAGAAAACATTACTATGATTATATATTTGAAGGATGCGGAGGAGAAGGCTATTATTGTCTATATGATGGACTATTTAGACCAGAGGAAATGTCTTATGCAAATATTAAAAGATGTCTTTCTGAGGAACCTTCACTTGAGCCTGTCTTAGTTACTGTAACTTTAGGAGAAATACAATGACTGTTAAAGAACTTATACAAGAACTGAATAAGTATAAGGAAGACATTGAAGTTTCTTGTGCGGTTGATACTAGCTATAGTCTATGGGCTTATCCTGTATCTTCTATAGCTATTCGTAGTGCTTATGAGGATGGTGAATTATCTGAAGAAGGTTCTTCTAAACGTCTTTGTATATTTTTAAAGGAGAATGGATAATGCGGATTTCAAAAGAGTTTATAAAAAGCCTGCCAGAATTTTCCTATTGTTCTTTTAAAGGTACAGAGGGTGTTCTTTATAAAGGCTCGAGGACTTTTTACTTCTTGAGTAATGATGACTGTTGGAATGGAGCTTACTGTTCGCAGCGAGAACAAAAGGGTTTCTCCTATTCTTGGGCATTAGATCTTATAAATGTAACAGATGGATTATATGATGGCAGTCTTATTCTTAAAAATGATTACTATAGAATTGGAGAGCTGTGATGTATAAGTATATACCTGTCCTATATAAAGATAGAATTTGTTTACTATACTCTAACGATGGCGATAGTTATTATTTATTTAATAATTTACCAGATTATGATGGAGCTAAACCAAATGATAAATTACTTATTCAAAACCATTTCATTTATAGCTGGCACATACATAAAAGCAATGTTAATATGGCTTTTAATAGTGGTGTATTTAAACACTATCTAGGACCACTTAATATTAAAATAGGAGAATTATAATGTCTGTTAAAGATACTATGCAAAGAATTGCAGAAGAAAACGGAGCAGTTCTTTCAAAGAATGCTGATAGAATTTGTAAGATTAAAGAAAGAAACATTGATGAGTATGCTTGTCCTTGTTATCCTGATGATGTTGAACACTATTGTATGTCACAGCTTTGTAGAACAGAGTTGATGACTAAAGGAAGATGTCATTGTGGTTTATTTGAGAGGAGTGTGAAATGATTACATCTATTATATTAATAATGCTTTTGTTGATTGATGCAGTTCTTTTGTATAAGTTCTATGAAAGCCATAGAAGATATAAAAAAGCTTTAATAAAGATTGCATATGATGAAGCTGTAGGTTATACCAGTATGCCATCGGTAGCTATCAGAGCTTTAAAAGGAGTAGATTAAATGGCTTTAATTCATTATGTAGTTTGTTCAGATTTTGGAGAAGGTAAGGAAGGGGCTGTTAAAGCTGCTGCTTGGCTTAGAAAGAAATATAATATAAAGCGTAGGTCGAGATATATTCGTGAAGAATTTAGAAATGGTGAACCTACTGTATGCTTTGTTGAAGTTTGTGATGATGGCTCTGCTGTCGTCACATCTTTTGAATGTGTAAGAGAAGAAAATCTAAGTTGGATTAATCTTTGTAAACATTCTTTATTAAGTAGGATGAGACTTGTGCAGCTTTATACAGATAGAACTATGCTTGGAGAATTGTAATGGCTAATTTAATAAGAGCACATCAGCCTTGTGAAGACTGTGGAAGTCACGATGCCTTATCAATGTATGATGATGGTTCTTCTTATTGCTTTAGTTGTAACACCTATAGAAAGAATAGCGTTAAAGAGGTTGTGTATATGGATGAAGAAACTTTAAAAGATATTAAACCTGAAGCAGGACTCTATCCAGCTGATGGCATCCCTGATAGAAAGCTAACAGCAGATACTTGTAAAAAGTTTGGTGTCAAAGTTATTGTTAAAGCTGGTGGTATCGCTCAGCACATCTATCCTTACTATAATAAAGAAGGTAAGTTTGTAGCTCAAAAGGTAAGAACAGTATCTGGTAAACAGTTCCATTGGCTAGGTTCTGCTAAGTCTGCAACACTCTTTGGACAAAATGTATTCCCTGCCAAAGGTTCTTACATTACTGTTACAGAGGGAGAGCTAGATGCTATGTCAGTCTTTCAAATGCAAGGCAGTAAGTATCCTGTTGTGTCTGTCAAAAGTGGATGCACAGATGTAAAAAGCATTAAAGAGAACTATGAATACTTAGATAGCTTCGACCATATTGTGCTATGCTTTGATGGTGATGAAGCAGGACGTAAGAATGCACAGAAGATTGCAGCAGTTCTTCCACCGAAGAAAGTAACTATTGTAAAAATGCCTGATGACTTGAAGGATGCTAGTGAATTTCTTAAGGCAGGTAAGGTGGAAGAGTTTAAGAATCTCTGGTGGAAGGCTGAAGAATATAAACCTAAAGATATTGTAACTATGTCAGAGCTTTGGGATAGACTTCAAGAGTTTAATAAGACTAGACAATATCTACCAACACCTTGGAATGGTATTAATGAAATGATATATGGTGTAAGACCTTCACAAGTTATTGTATTTGCAGCAGGTACAGGCCAAGGTAAGTCATTGTTTTTAAAGACTTTTATTCAGCATCTATTAAAGACTTCATCAGTTCGTATCGGTGCTTTCTTTCTTGAGGAGGTAGCAGAGGATACAGCAATATCTTTAATGTCTTTAGAAGCTGGTAAGAATCTACGTAAGCCTGATATATGGAAGGCACAGACTCAAGAAGATTTAAAGAAATGGTTTGATGATTCTTGTCAAGGTAATAGACTAGACTTGTTTGATGGCTTTGACTTTGATGACATAGACCTGTTAATAGATAAGATTAGATATCTATCAAAGGCTAGGGATTGTAAAGTTATTATCTTAGACCATATTACAATGGTTGCAGAAGGCAGTGATGAGAACACAACAGCTAAACTTAATAGACTTATGTCAGAACTTAAGAAGATTGCTGTTGAAGAAGGGCTTGTTGTACTTGCTGCTTGTCATCTTCGTAAGTCTGCTAATGCTACAAAGACACACGAAGAAGGTGGTCACGTATCTCTTGATGATTTGAAAAGCTCTTCAAGCATTAAACAGTTATCAGATATTGTTATAGGTCTCGAAAGAAATAGTCAGGATGAGAACCCTACTAAAGCTAACACAACTGTCCTTAGAGTATTAAAGAATAGAGACTTTGGTGTTAAGGGTCCTGCATCTGCTGTTGTATATGATAATGAAACTACAAGACTTATTGAAACTTCATTAGAGGATTTTGAAGATGAGTAACTATTACTTTTTATTGCCTGATAATAAGCCTGAGACATTTATAGAGTATACTAAAAAGCTTATTAACAGTGGTGAATTTCCCTTCTTAAAGGAGGGTATAAGCTATGTAGGAATGTATAATGGAGAATATAATATTCCTTCTTTAAGGGTTGAGCAATATAACGACTGGTGTTTCTATGGGAAAAATAAGAAAGATGGGGATATTATTAGGTATGATTTTGTTAATAAGCAGGAGCTAGGAGAATTGTAATGCCTACTTATATTATAAAGTTACCTAATAAAGATGATGATACTATAGCAAAAGCTTGCAATACACTTTATAATATAAATAAAGGTGCTATTACATATAACTTAAAAAGTATTCAAGAAACTATACATGCTTTTGAAGAATATGATAGCGTATTTTCTTATGCTTCTTATATTTATATCACAAGTTTTGAATTTAAATTTAAATCTAGTTTATGGAAGGAATTACCTCTGTGCTTGATAGAAACAAATACACAAAAGAAAGATACAGAGATTTAACAAGCTATTTAGATTTTGAAACAGAGTATTATATAATCCTTAACTGTATTGACAGACTTAAGAGTATACTTATTGATCGCTATGGTAATCTAAATAGAGCTTCTATAGTTCTTGGGTATACTGCACGAGATTTGTATAGGCGTTTTGAATATCTTTGTATTCTTCCTAACTTAAAAGGGCTGGCAAAATTGTGTAAAAGACTTGACATAAGTTTTCAATATGCTATACTGGGGGGTGATGAAGAACACTACAAAGTTTCTAAAATTACTTTTGGCAATCTACGTAATCTCTATTCAAGTGCCTATGTAGATAGAAAGAATCCACTTATTACAGCTGCAATATGTAATGCCTACTTTGGTAGAACTAAATCAGTACCTATTAAATACTTAATAAGAATTGCAAGAGAACAACGAGTAACTATTGACTGGTTATTGGAGGGATAAGATGATTACAATAGTGTTATTATTTCTACTGTTTACTATAGGTAGTATAAGATTTATAATTACTGGTAAAGTGTGGACAGTATCTGCTTATAGGCTT